CACCACCACCACCACCACCACCACCACCACCACCACCGCCACCACCGCCAGATTTAGGTGGCTTATATTGAATGCCCATTCTTGAGGCTAACAAACGCTGTAGTTGATCATACGCTGCAAGTCGGTCGCCTATAGGCAATAGCGTATTAGCAATATCGCCGGTTTGTTTTTCAACCATATTACGGTCTGCGTCTGAAAATCCCGCACCTAAGTGACCACCAGCTAGCGCCAAAGTCATATTAGCAGCCATACTTTTAAGTGCGGCGGCGGCGTTAGTTGCAGGCGTTCCTGCTTTGGATTGTTGACCTTTAAACCAATTTGAAGCGGTATCTAACACGCCGCTAGGCGACGCATTAATAAGATCTCTAACCCTATCTTCACCGGTTGAAGGGTTCCAACCCATAATATCTAAAAGTTTAACTGTAGATTTACGTTTTTCTAACTCGTCTGTTGTCATTCCCGCAGTGTTATCCGCTTGCGGTATAGCAGGAGCGCCCGCAGGCGCGCCGGGCGCGCCGCCACCCATACCCGTCTCAAAGCCGCGCATGGCCGCTGCCAACTTAGGCACGACGCCAGGCTGAAGTTGCGCGTTGGCGGGGATGCCAAGCTGTTGCACAAGCGTAGCCTTGTAGTTAGCGCGTTGCTCTGGCGTGTTCTCAGCACCGGTTCCGAGATAGCGGTCCACGATCTTGTCAATCGTGTTGACGCCCTTGCCGATATAGTCAAGGCGCAAGAGCGCTTCTTGTGCGGCAGCGCCTTGCTGCGGCGACGGAAATGCAGCAAAGCGCCCATCGGAAGAGGGTTCGGCGCCGTACTTTTTCATCCACGGCTTGTATTCCAAAGCGCCGGGATTGTTGTTGGCTACAATGGACGGCACACCAGCAGCAGGCGCGCCTGCAACAGCAGGATTGCCAGCGGGTGCCGGAGTGCGAGCGCCGGGGACACCGCCCTGTGTAAGTTCCCTAAACGTACCTACGCTTGGGTCAACAATGTACGCTCCGCCTGTAGCGGGTGTGACAACTTCAGGCTTGTACATGCCCTGAACGGCTGATCCAGCAACTTCGGTAGCAGGGCCACCCAAGCCAGGCGTAGACATAATAGAGGTTCGCGGTCCCGTAGGGGTATTTGCGGTGATAGTTGTGTTTGTCGGTTTGTTTTGCTCGATAAACTTTTCGACACCTAACGCCGCTTCTTGTTTAAATCGCGCAAACGCAGCGGGGTCGCTACCTAGCGCTTTAATAGCGGCTTCGCTTTGAGGTCCAAAATCACCCATAGTGGCAAGCAAAGGGCCTATCAAATTATCAGCATGATTTCCTTTAGACCATTCTAACATTTGCGGTACAGTTTCAACATTTGCTAATATTTGCCGGCGAACCCCTAGCCGCGCAATGATTGCGTCGTCCCCCGCTTTTTGTGCCTTACCAGTTTGCTCAATGTTTTCGTTAAGGTTTTTCAAGGCTGTGGGAATAAGGTCTCCGCGCCCCGCCGCAGCCAAAGCTCTTGCTACTGATTCTGGGCTGCGTGCAGCGCCGCCCGGCTGTTGCGGCGCAAAATATTCTTGGTACGCTTTACCTACAGCAGTATCACCCTGCAACTTTCTCGCAGCCAAAGCATTTTCGTTCTGCGCGTGGCGCATAGCCATAGCGTTAGCTTGAATCTGCTGCATACGCCCATACTGCTGCATAGGGTCGTCAAGCGCGACCGAAGGCTTGAAGCTAAGTGCGATATTAGGGTCGATAGGCATTTTGCTATCCTTAAACTAGCGTTGTTTGAGGCAGCGCTTGCGGCATCCGGCTTATGTATTGCAGCCCCATATAGTTATTCATGCCTTGGTTCAGCGCACCTGTTAGTGCGTTGGCCTGACCAACGTAGCCAGACGCACGGGCATTGCCTGCGCCGATAGCGTTTTCACCTAGTGACTGACCCAGACCTCCGGCGGCGCTCGTGAGCGTGTTAGTGGCGCTTTGCCCCGCGCCCATCAGGCTTTGAAGCGGATTGATTTGATTGGATCGGTTAGTCTGGTAGCGGTTGAACGCATTCATGTATTCTTGGCTACCCATGTCCTGACCGTAACGCTGTGCGGCCTTCATAGCGCCGCCAGAGAGCAGGCCACCACGGGCGGCGGCGGTACGGTCAAGAGCTTTGTTGCCTTCAGCCAGACGAAAAGCGTAGCCGGGGTCCGTTGTGAAGTCATTCATGGAGAAGTCGCCGGCATACTTGCCGTAGCCTGCGTCGCCAGCCGAGCCGGACAAACCAAGGTACTGCAACAGTTTGTTTTGGGCGGTGAGGCCAGCCTCACGGAACGGCGCTTGCAGTTCAATCTGCTTGTCAAACATTGCCTGCTGTTGAGCGGCGGCTTCGCGTGATGCTTGAACTTGGGCATTAGACGCTTTGCCTGCCGCCGACGCGCCCATCAGGCCACCCGCTAACGATGCGCCCGCTCCAATGACTGCGGCGGTGATGAAACTCATGAAAGCACCTCAATAGGTTGGCTCTTCAGCGTATTGCCAAGCCCAAACATAGCATCTGGATCAAATTCTACCAATTCGTTTTCTGCGTCAGCCACGGTAACGGCATCCGTGCAGTGAAACGTGACGCACAGGGCGTCTGTGACCGCGTAGACGGCTCTCTTTGTGCCAGGCTTACTACAGATCAGCCGAGGCCCTGTGATCTCCTCTGCGCCGTCGTCCGTCGTGATTAAGACCGTGCCGTGAACCACATAATAGAAGTGTTCCTTCTTGTGGACCTTACCGACGATCAGCGCCCCCGCCACGCGGAAGACCTCACGGCAGTACATCCCGCCGTGGAACGTGTGCGTGGTCTCAGGCTCGTATTGCTCGAACTTGGAAATGGCTTTCTGGAGCGCATCGACCTTGCCCCGCATGTTGCGCGGGTTGGGTACGGTGAACTCATATTGAGCCACATCCATTAGCTAATCTCCCGCCCGCTAGCGCGGATGTTGATGGCCGCAGCCGTACCGGCAATCGTCGAGATGAACCCGCTAGCCGCAAGGGCCGCGCCCACCAACTCAGGAAACGTGTAGGTTTCGGCAGGTTGCAGCGTCTTGGTCTTGACGATCAGGTTCTGGTTGCCCGACGTGTCCGCGCCCGTCACGAGGTTGACGCTGATCGTGGCGTTGGCCCCGCTGTAGTTGGTGGCCGTGAACTTGTCGATGATCGTGGTGACGCCCGTCGCGGTGTACTGCGTCGTCTGCGTGGCCTCCGCGATCTTGGCGGGAATGAGGACTTTAACGGTGACAGTCATGGTGGCTCCTAATGGCTTAATAGTCAGCATAACCGGCGGGCTTGGTAGACATGCCCTTAACCGTGCCAGCCGCAATCGTCACCGACCCACCAGTGCCGTTATAGAACTTGACCTTCACGTTGTTGTCCACGCTGACGTAGCCGTACAAGTTCAAGCCCAGAAGGTCGAGCGAGTAGGACAGAGATACATAGTCGCCCATGCGTGCGCCAGGCAGCGCGATGTCGGTCGTCGAGGTGCCGCCGTTGGCGATGGTTGCGCTGCGAAGGCGACAGAGCCAAAGACGTTGGGGCCTGAGAAGCTGTAGACCGTACCCAAGATGTTGGTCGGCGCAGTCTTGTTGCCTTTGAAGTTGTTCCCAACGAGCATGTTGTAGCTGGTAGCGCTGCTATTGTCAGCATAGCCATAGGTCTGCGTCCCACCTGCGCCCGACGTGTCAAAGCAGCGGTTGCCAGTGATTACGCACTCGCTGCCTTCATAGAAGACAGCCGACACCGTGCCAGACAAGGCGCTGATGGCAGGCGAGTTGACCGTCAGACCGTTGTTGAAGATGGTGTTGTTGGCAATGACGGTTTGCTTGCCAGCATTTGTGATACCAACGCCGCCGTTGGCGTAGATCAGGTTTTCGGAGATAACCGACCACTTACCCCAGTTTTCAATACCTTCGCAAACCGTGCTGTTTACGTCGGTTCCGCTACCGTTGGTGATTGTGTTGTTGGTAATGATATTTGAATAGGTGTTGACGTCGGCCTGCATCGTGATGCCGCCGCCAAATTTAAATGTGTCGATCTTGTTGCCAGAAATGACGCAGGAGTACCCCGACATATTTATAGCGGAGTTTTTTATGTAGTTGTTTAGCACCCGTGCAAAGGTCACGGCACCTGAGAAGGTGGAGATGTTAATGGCTTGGTTTTGTGTGTTAGCCGCCGTCGTCTTCTGAATGAAGTTGTTGCTCAAAACGAAACGGTTGGCGGCGTTGATAGCAATGCCAAACTTGTCCATCTTCAGCAGGCGGCAGTTATTGATGGTGAAGTCGTCGCAGGTGAACAGGGTCAAGATGACCGACGACGCCGACGTCTTGTCGTTGAAGTCGAACGCCATGTCTTGAACCAAGAAGTTACTCTTCGTGCTCCAAGACACTAAGTAGTTGTTCGTAGGCGTGGCCGATAGCCTGACAGTCGTAGAGCCGTTGCCGTCGCCAATCCATTCTTGGTTGCTGACGCCGGTAAGGCCCGCCGCGCCGACCATGTAGGTGCCCGCAGGCCAGTGCAGTTGACTAGCGCCGCTGTTGATGGCGAGTTGCAGCGCAGCGGTGTCGTCGGTGGTGCCGTCGCCCGTAGCGCCGAAATCCTTGACGCTGACATATTCTTGAAGTTTGGTGTTGACCGTGCGAGCACTCGCGCCCGCTAAGAAACCGCTGGCATTGGACTGCTTGAAGCCAATGAGCGCATCGCCCTTGGTATTGTCAGACGTGCTAGCAAGCGCGGTATAGACGCCCGCAATCGCCGCAGCAAAGTCGTTTATGCCTGCGATGTTGTCGTAAGTGCCCAGCGTCACGTCGAGGCTGTTGTTCAGCACGAACTTGTACGATACGCCTTCAGGAAGCCAGACCTCGTTGTCGAGCCGCCCAGCGGAGTTTAGGATGATGGGGTTAGTGTTAGCCACCAGACCCGTGCTTGACGTGTACGACGCTTGTGGGGTCGTGGAGCCTGCTAGGTAGGTGTACAGCTTGCCGCCAGCCAAGGGCACGCCGCTGTTGCTAAAAAACTGCCACGCAGCGCCTGCCAAGGGGGAGAGGTTTGCAGCCATCTTTAATATCCATCCGTTAAGGCTAGCGTGTCAGTCTACATAACACACAAGCCAAAAAATAAAAAACGCGGCTATTTCCTGTAGGAGCGGAAGTAGATCGTACCCGCCGCCAGCGTCACGCTAGCGCCAGTGTTGTTGTAGATGACGCACTGCACGCTGTTAGCCGCCGTCACGAACGCCGTAGCGCTGCAATCTAGCAACGGGAAGCTAAAGCCGACCTGAACGAAATCACCAAAATTGACCCCAGGCATCGTTGTAGCTTGTGCACCGTAACTGCCTGCCGGGATAGTAGCCCCGGCAAACGCTTGGCTGGCGTTCAAAGGTATATCTGTGAACGTGGTGGACGACAGAATGTTCATTGGCCTGACGACGTTGCCAATGAATGAACACGCCATCACTGTGATGTTGGACAGCGACGCGCTTTCTTCGGTGTAGCCGAATCTTTGCGTGCCTGCGCCAGTGTCAACGCAGCGGCACCCAACGATCATGCTTCCGCTGGCCTTGGCAACGCCGCCAGAGCCGTAACGCGCCGAAATGCCGCTATAGAGGCTAGACCCACGCCCGTTGTTGGCGCAGTAGGCGTTGGCAAGGATGCCGTTTTCGGCGCCCCAGTCGATCCCCATGCCGTCGTTCGCGACGGCAATCAGACCCGTTGCAATCGCGCCAACACCCCAAATTTCAAAGCCGCCTGCTCGATAGCCGTTAACATCAACGCCGGTCCCATCCGTCGCCATGCAGTTAACGATGCCGCCGCGATTGCTACCGATCTCAATGACGATACCCGCGCCAAACGACCAGCCGTATATGTTGACGTTCTCGAACCAGATGTCTTCGCCAAGCGACAGGATAGAACTGTTCCGGCAAGTGCCGTTGCTCAAAACCATGTTGGCTGAAGCGACCGATCCGCCGCTTAAATAGGTGTAATTGGAGATGTTGACGGCTTGGTTTTGCGTCAGCGTTTTTGAGTTCTTGATGATTTCAAAGTTGGTGATGGTGCCCGTGTTGCAGCTATCAATCCCCATGCCGTATTTGTACATGTTGATGATCTGGATATCACTGACCACAAAATCGACGATAGAGTTGAACGACAAGACGCCCGCGCTGGTGTGCGTGGTGAGGTTGTTGTCGTCCAGCGTCATGCCGTAGAGACCGACGCAAGTCGTGCTTATGGACTTGATGCAGCCGTTTGCGCCTGTGGACGTCCACTTGAGCGTGGTGACGCCGATGCCTGCGCCCTGCCACGTCTGATAGCTTGGTAGGGTTATGGTGCTGTCGATTAAAATGAGGCCAGCAGGTAGGATGTACCGGCCAGGTCCAGCAGCGGCTATGGCTGCGAAGGCTGCGGAGTTTTGCGCCGCCGTGTTCGACGCGCTGACGCCGTAGGCCGCTGCGTACAGCACGCCGGGGTCTGTGTTGCGCCAGGTGCGGGTGCTTGGGTAGTAGCTAAGGACGTCGTTGTTGGCAGGCGTCGTAACTGTGACGTCGCCCGAATCGTCGAGCAAAGGCTCGTATCGAGGGGTTAGCGCCGACGCGTTAGTCAGATTGGTCAGCGTTTCGGTCAGCGACGCCACTTCAGACGCGTAGGGGCTTTCGACCTGAAGGTCTTCTAGCGTGGTGGCGTTAGACCCGCTGCCGGTAAGCGTGAACAGGTTGAGGAAGAACCTGTACCACTCGCGAGACATAAGCCCCGTGCGAGGGTCGATGAACTCGACGCGAGGCGCGGGGATGTTGGTTATGTTCAGGACGTCAGGCATTGGTTCCACTGATGGCTAGCTCGGCCCCAACGATGGAGACCTTTACGGGGTCTGTCCCTGAGATTTCGTACACGCGGTCGCGCAGCTTGGTCGTCATGCCAAGCCTGCGCCAGATCACGCGTGTGCCGTAGGCACCAATTGCGCCCATAGAGTTCCAGTGTTCGTTGGACCAAGTGTGCCCACCGTCGTCTGACCAGCGCAGCATAACCTGTGGGTAGACGTGTGCGGTGCCTTCAACAGTAACCAAGTAGTCACCTGATTCCGTTAGCAGATAGCTACCGTCTTCAGTTGCCAAATAAACGGTGTCGATGTAGTTCACATCGTTCAGGCCAACGCCAGTTTCGCAGTCGAGTTGCAGCGTATGTTGGGCCGTGCGCTTCAGATCGTTCTGGCCGGTCGGCAGCGCCCGCCACGACCGCAGCCACTTTTGCATCTGGCCGTTGTCAGAGAAGACGTCGAGATCGAAGGCGTAGACGTTGCCGTTCTCGAAGTCGCCAATGGCGATCTCGCCGCCGAAGGCCATTTGGCAGTTGCCACGGTGGCGGGTGAACTCGCCGTTGTACAGGCCGGCCCGCTCGGTCCAAGCGCCGGTAGCGACGTCGAAGACCCAAGTCGTGTTGGCGGTAGGGAACACCAAGACATAGAAGGCATGGCCGTCTTGCTGGTAGGTGTAGGCCAGAGCGTCGCTGATGTCGCTGTACTGCTGGATGTGCCACTCGACGGCGTGGGTGCTGACGCGCTGGCCGGTATAGCCGTTAGCGCGGTAGACGACGCCCTTGCCGCGAGCGTCGCTGCCCAGCCAAAACAGGCCGTTGTCGAGCTTGGCGACCGAGTAGGCAGCAGCGCAGCCGATCTCGTTGAACGCGCCTTGAATGCGCGTCAGGGGAAAGTCGGCTAGCCCTGCGTCGTACCAAACCTCAACCGAGTTGGTGCCGAATAGCCAAGCCTCGCGGTGGTCGATGATCAGCGAGACTAGGCCGTCTGGCGATCCTTCGGCGCTGGCGAAGTCTAGCGGGTCGATGCTGGTACCGTCGAATAGACTTGTGACCCAGATGCGTTGGCTGTTTGGTTCGTTGAACACGAAGTAGCCGTCAAGATAGCCCACGGTGACAGCGCCGGGAAAGTCGGGGTCCGAAATCTGCGCGAACACAAGCGTGGTCGAATTGTAGATGTAGCTAGGGCCGTTGCAGGCGATGAATAGCTGAATGCCGTTGTCGGCCAGAGACACAGGCCCTGTGCCAGACACGTCGCCTATCTTTGTGGCAACCCAAGCCGACGTGACCTTGTACAGTTCCGTCCCCGAAACAACATAGCCGTAGCCACCAAACTGCCACATTCCTCGGACAGGGCCGGTTCCGCAGGTGAACAGCAACCGAAGACCTGGCGCTCGGTTCAGGAACGCAGGCTCCTTGCCGCCTTCGGGAATGACCTCTGGGAACAGATTGACCATGCGGCTGTCCGCAGCGTTTACGCTGCGGGCCACATAGGTCGATCCGAGGATAGGCGTTTTCATGGAGCAGGATCACCAGCAAGGATTTGTGCGGCGCGTTCGGGCGTGATGACGCCCTCTGTGGCTAGCATGTTAACCCCATTGATGACAGCCTGATCCGTCAGTTGGAGCGTGACCACGGCGTTGATCATATAGTTGTAGTAGGCCACTGACTCGTTCGTCAGAGCCGCGTTCTGGATCGCGATGACCTCCTGCGGCGTGAACAAGAAGAGGAACGCAAGGCGCGTGTAGGTAGGCGCAGGCGGCGGAGGCGGCGGTGGTGGGGGCGGAGGCGGCGCAGGCTCTGGTGGACGCTCTACGAGGATCACCCACTGGATGCCCTGCCACTGGGCAACTTGTGTGCCTGTGGTGGGCGGCGGCGCGATGGGCGCAGCGTTGGTCGGCATTGGCCCGTAGGGGTCAACGTCGATTGGGTGGGTGTAGATCAGTTGGTCGTCAAAGGCATAATAGGTGAGCGTCATGTTAGGATGCCTTTATATAAGGGGTGACATTAATCATCGGCGCAGAAACAACCGGCAAACTAAATGTTGTTTGAGCAACGGACAACGCGATTGTTGTTGTGAACGTAACCTGAGAAAATGTAGGCGTATAAACTGGACAAGCAATAAAATAGCTATTATTTGGGGGTCCACCAAAAGCAATGTTATTCCAATACATGGATGTTAGCACTCTGGCTGTCCACGTTATTCCATCAGTGCTAGATGCTGCAGCCGTAGACGCTGCTGTTTGTCCCCCACTAATAGCAATATAAACTCCATTTCCATAAGCTACAGATGCCCAATTTTGAGCGGATGGAAGTACTCTGGTTGTCCACGTTATGCCATCAGGACTTGTGGCCGCTCCCGTTGTTGATGACGCTTGAGGCCCAACCGCAACAAATTGACCTCCGCCATAAGTAATTCCAGAAAGCCCAAACGGAATTGTTCTAGCAACCCATGTGTTGCCATAGTCCGTACTTGTACAACAAAAACCAGTTCCCGAAACAGCTACAAATGTACCGTTTCCAAAAGCAATATCAGCCCATGTGGTTGAGGCGCTAAAGGTTTTTGCTTGCCAATTAATTCCGTCTGAAGAAACGTATGCGGCATTAGTCGTATACGGCGTAACCACAAATCGCCCACCGCCAAAAGTAATGTAAGCAACACTCGAAACAAATACTGATGGACGATATGTCCAAGTTATTCCATCAGTACTGGTAAAAGTGTTTGCTGATTGAGATATTGCAACAAAAATTCCATTTCCGTATGCAATATCTGAAAAAGTTGTTGCTGTGCCAAAACCGCAATATCTTGGAACCCAATTAATTCCATCCATAGAGGTAAGTATGGTGGTAGAGTTATAGACCGGCGCAACCCAAATACCGTTTCCATATACCGCATTAATCATTCCAGTTGTTGCGCCAAAAACCCCCGCACTAATTGTGCGATTGGTAGCGGCATATGCTGCGACAGGAGTCGTATATAGCGCGGCAAGGGTTGGATACGATGATGCAAGATAGCTGACGGTATTGTCTGTCAGGGGCAAATAGGTTGGCGCAGTTAGGCTGGTTGGAGAATAGGTCCAGTCCCCAATGTTCAAGCCGCTAGTACCGAAATTTACAAGGTTTGCTGCATTAGCCAACGCGAATTCTCCATGTTCCTGAGATATATTCGAACGCCACGCAGACGCCCTTGGTCGAGAAGATCACGTCTTCTGCCAGTGTGTGAATGGTAGAGCCGTTACGGGCAACGGTTAGGTTGTTAGTTGCAAAGCCGTTAACGGTCTCCGTCGTGCCGCTATCGAAGATTACGATAGGCAGGTCTCCAGCGATTGGAGAGGCTGGAAGCGTGACCGTGAAGGCCGCTGTGGTGATCGTGTTACAGGCCAAAATATCGCCAGCAACGGCTGTGTAGGCCGCTGTCTTGGTTAGGGCTGCGCTTGTACCCACAAGCCCCCGTATGCCTGTTGTCGTCGTTTGGCCTGTGCCACCTTGCGCCACGCTAAGAGGCGTCGTTAGGCCCGTGAGGGACGTGATGTCACCGTTAGCGCCAGAGACAGCGGCGCTTAGGTTGGCCCGTGCACCAGAGGCTGTCGTGGCACCCGTACCGCCGTTGGCAACTACTAGCGTTCCGCCAAGCGTGATGGGGCCTGTAGTGGCCGTATTAGGGGTAAGCCCTGTGGTGCCGCCGCTAAAGGATGAAACCGATCCCGCAGCGCCTGGCGCGGGGGCCATAACAAACCCTGTACCGTTGGACGTGACGACATAGCCGTTGGTGCCCGCAGCAGTCAAGCCTGTACCGCCCTGCGCGACGCTGAGAGGCGTTGTGAGGCCCGACAGGGATGTGATGTCGCTGTTGGCCCCCGAAGCCGCTGCGGACAGCGTTGTGCGGCCTGCGCCAGCATTGGCAGCGGTGAAAAGCGCCGTACCCGTGGCCGTGCCACCCAAGTTCGTAAGGGCCGCAGGCGCAGTGGTAGCGCCCGTGCCGCCATTGGCGACCGCGACGGTGCCAGTCAAGTTAGCGCCAGAATAGCCAAGGCAGTTAGCCAGATTGCCAGACGCAGGTGTGCCCAGCGCAGGGGTTACAAAGGTAGGTGAGGTAAACGTGCCACCGCTAAAGCTGCCTACAAACGTGCCCCCCGTAAAAGTGCCGTTTGAAAAATTGCCGTTGGTGTAGGTGCCGTTCGTAAATAGCAGCGTGTTGGTTAGCTGCTTGGTGACGCCGCCCTGAACGATAGCAAACAGGTCTGCGCCGGCAGCGGAAGTCGCAACGGGCAGACCACTGATCTTAACATTAGCCATAATCAGTAGTTCCCTGCGAAGATGTTGAACCGCTGGCGAGTACCGACGATGCTGTACGGCAGCGACATGATGTCGTCAGGATTATTGATACGCTTCAGGTTCCGCTTTGACGTCATGGCGATCCGCGACACCTGCGGCGATGGCTCGACACCAAACTCAGCCGCGATTTCGCAGGCCAAGTTGTAGCGGAACGCCCGCAGGTAGCCGGGCGGAAAGGACAGGTCGGTGAACAGCGTGGCGGGCTGGTCTAGCTCCGTGACCGAAATGAAATGCCATTCCAGCAGCTTCGTGGGCACGGGGTAGACGTACATGTCGATGTTTGGGTAGTCCATGTTCAGCCAGATGACCTGCGGGTAGGTGCTGGTCACAGTCTTGACTGCGATGCCGTCGTACTGCTGCTGATTGATGATCTTGATGCCAAACGAAATCCCGTTGGATGGGTCTTTAAAATAGGTCGAGTCATCAAGCTGGATAGGGCGGTTGCCCACGAAGTCGCCCGTAGGGCCAAGCGTGCGATGGATTTGGCCGGGAGGCCAGCTAAACACTTGGTCTTGGGTTGAGAAGGTTGAGAGACGCTCGGTATTCCACGAATCAATCATCTGGTTCATGGCGGCTAGGGCGTCGTCAGACGTAGCAGCAGACGGAACTTCACTTTCGGCAAGCATACCAATCAGCCGCAAAGCGCCGTTTATCAGTTCGCCTGCCGTGGTCATATTAGGCCCCTGCGCTTTGCGGAGGACGTCCGCGTCGTTTCACTTCTAGAGTATTAGCAGAAACTTCGGGTTCGATAAAGGCTTCTGGATCGTACTGCGTCCAGCCAAGTGCCTCATCATGTTCAACTTCCATATCGTGGCTAGCGATTTTGGTTCCGTGGACCGGATGCCGAAGGTAGGTTTGCATGTGAACCCTGTAAAAGACAAAATGCCCTACGCCACAATGACGTAGGGCACATCTGTTTTAGGCAACGCGATAAAGCGTGTAGGTGTTAGCCGCAGTACGGTAAGCCAGCACTTGAGCCGAGCTTGTAACGGCCACAGTAGCTGAACCAACAAGGGTCCAGCCGGTGCCAGCAACAATCGTCAGGGCACCCGAACCGGTACCAAGGTTGACGATAGACAGAGTAAAGGTGCTGCCAATTTTAGCGTTGGTCAGCACGCTATCAACCGAAGCAGCGGTAGGCAGCGTGTAGGACGCAGCCGAGGTGCTTGGGTTAGCAACCAAGAGACCACTAGTGATTTGTGCGGCGGTCAGGGTTGCGGTTGCGGTTGCGGTTTGCGGATCAGCCTGCTCACCGAGAAAAATCTCGTTGCGATTGCCATCACCGATTTGGTACCCACCACCAACTGAAGGAAGTGCCATGATAATTCTCCAAGAAAAAGAGGATTACGCCCCGGCCTAAGCCGGGGCATAAAGATTAGCCCCAGATGCGAGCGGCCATTGCGGGACGGATAGCAGAGTAGCCATACAGCACGTCAATACGGCAAGGCATACGGTCGTTGTTGATGTCGTATTGACGGACAACGCGGAGCGAGATGCCGTTGTGGACAGCGCGAGAAGCCATGTCCACACCGTTTGGCAGCAGCAAGTCGGCGGTTGCAAAGGTGATCGCGTCGCGATGATACACAAGATTTTGTGCATATTGCGAAGTGGCTGAACCCAACATCGTAACAACCGCTGATGCGGCGGGGAACGAATCCACGGTGGCAAGTGCGTTGGCAGCGGTGTAGATCGCTGGAGAGACAGTCAGAGAGGCCGTGGACGTGCCGGTAGCGTCGGCAGTCACAACGAACTGCTGAAGCGAACCAGTGGTTTCACGGGTCTGCGGGTTGACCGCGTAGACGCCAGCGATGGTAAACACGTCGCCCTGTTTCCAAGTGCTGCCGGTGCCGGTGAAGGAGATCGGAAGCGTGGTCGTGCCTTGCGTCGTGATAGCCGAAGTGACCGTGATGGTCGTACCCCAAGTACCCGTGGTGTGGACCTTGATCGACTGAGACATGTTGATCTCGTCGTAGCCCAGAACGCCCGTACCCATCATGCCGTTCTTGAACTGCTTGCTGATGGTGTCGGTTGGGTTGAAGAGGCCCTTCATGCCTTCGACCAAACCAGCGTTAGCGGCTGGGTTGACGGTGGCGTAGCGAGGCATCATCGTCGCCGCGTTTTCGTTGAGCTTCTGTTGAGCTTGCAACAGAACCAGCGAAGTCGAAGGCGTAGAGCCGGGGGTGCCGACCGACGAATAGATGCCCTTGTACGCATTGGCGACGTCGGCGTCGATGGACGCGGCCAACTGGCTAATACGAGGCTTCAGGACGCGTTCAGCGAAGTCATCCAGCTGCATGGTCAATTCGGCGGACGTGAAGTTGACGCCGATATGCTTTTGGTTGTTGACGGTCAGCGTGGTGTACTGCTCGTTGTCGTCCTGAACTTGCAGGGCGGCACCGTCAGTGACCAGAGCGCGGTCGGGGAGGCGGATACGCAGCGTGGAGCCGATCTTGGCACCTTCAACAGCGAAGCTGTCGTCGTACTGGCGGTTCACGTTGCGGGTGAGCACCAGGTTGTTCTCCAGAATTTCCAGAGCCTTCCGAGTGATCATGTCGATAGTAAGGATAGAGTTGGACACAGTGTGTCTCCTGACTTAGCGGTTACGTTGCGCCTCGTACTTCTTGATCTGGCGCAGCCGTTCCGCTTCAATCCACTGCGAATCCGTCATGGTCTTGGTAGACCTAGGGTCCGTCGTGTCATAGGCAGGTGATCCAGAGGATCGGGCCGTAACAGGTGCAATCGGTGCCGGGGCAGATGAAGATCGTTTGACAGGTGGATTGTTAGCCAAATTGGCCTCAATTCGCCCTATCTCTTTTGCCTGCAAGATTGGCGGCAGCTTGGAAATCCGATCAGCTTCTTTCGGATTGGTCCCTAGGTGATATGCGATATCAGGGCCAACGTCGGAATACTGAATGGACTGGGCCATCACGTCCGTGATTTTTAGGTTCGGGTTATACGCGACCTGTTCAAAGTCATCGTACTTGTTCCGAGCCTCTTCTTCGCGGTCGTGGTAGGCTTCGAGGACGCTAGACTGTTGCTGTGCCGCTTCACGCCGTGCGAGCAATTCTTCGGCCTTACGCTCTGCCAACGCGTCTGCGTAGGCTTCGGTAGTGTCGAAATACTCTGGCGAGGGCATGTCAACCGGGGCTGACCTGACCTGATCTGCTGCACGCTGGGCCTGCTCTCGTTCCCATTTGCGCTGTTCTCTTGCGAGACGTTTGCTAACGATGGCATCAAGTTCTTCTTGCGAAAAGGTCTTGGACGCTTCGCTGGCTACATCTTCCGGCAGTTGATTGTCTACAGGTTCAAGCGCCGCCGTGGCTTCTTGATCTGGCGCGGGGTCAGCCGCTGGTAGTTCGGGAATTTCTTCCATAGTTGGGTAGTCCTATAAAACCTAGCTAACCGGCTAGTCGGTTTCGTCGGGGTCTAATCGAAGCCAATGGTCACTTTAGGAGTGGTTCCACCAAGCACGACGTAAAGACCCTTGTTAAAGTACAGCCCACCATCATCTCCTGTAAAGGTATAAACTCCAGGCGCGGCGGCTGTGAATGTAGCAATGAGCGTAGTGGCAGTCGTTGCCGTGCCATTGTCCGTATCGTAGACGGCTACAGTTGGCGAGGTTCCGCTGCTGCAAAACACTGATTTGACTTTGCCTGCGCCCGTTTTGAGTTGGGCCGTGGCTTCAAGATATTTATAGTTAGCCATCTGAGGCTCCTATGCCAAAAAACGAAGTTTGTAGAGCGTAGTAAGATACAGACCTACAATCTCGTCGATGATGTTTTGAAGTGCGGTGTCTGATTTATCAAAAATCGTGTACCGGCAATCTTCCAGTTCAGCCAGTTGATCCTGAAGAAACTCAGTAATATTAGCTGTTTTTTTAGCCGACTGTAAAGTGATCGGCCCCACAAGGGTGTGCCGGCCTTGATAGGCTTCGGTTAGCTTATCCGCTAGGCCCACAATCTCGTCATAGAACGTGTTCAGGGCCATATGCTTAGAGAAGCTACGGGTGTTCAGATGCACCGAATGGGCCACATCCCGCGCTAGAAACAGATATCCGATAAAGTCGGCTGGTTTCTCGGTCATTGTGGCATTTCCTGCATAGGCATTTGTTCAGGCATACCCTGTTCGGGCATATGTGGCTGCTCTGGAGGCGGCATTTCCATCGTTTCGTTGCCCATTTCAGGCCCTTCACGACCAGGCATTTCACCAACGAGTTCGCCGCTGCTCATCATGCCGTGAACCGTGCCCATGACGATATCTTGAATTTGTTCGGGTGACATAGACGCCTGAACAGCCGAAATGCGCTTGGTTTCCGCGTCGTAAGCCTTAATTTTGGCTTCAAACTGCTTGACCTCGACATCCTGCGCTTCAATGGAGTTCTGGATGTTTTTAAGAACACCGTGAAGCTGGTCAAGTTCTTGGCCCATGCCCTGAATTTGCTGCTCTGCGGCCTGCAATTCGGGCGATTTGTCATCGTCGGACAGCAGTTTGGGGTCGATGGTCTTGCGGAAGCGCTTTGCCATCTCTTGAGCGCCAGGCCAGTCCATGTTTTTGACGAATAGGTCGCCTGCGACCTGCCAAAGTTCGGGGTTGCCTTGCAAAAGCTGCGCCATGCCGTCAAGCGCCTCTTGACGCTTGGTCATGTAGCTTGGGCCGGTCGTTACAACCACGTCGTACTTGCCGACATTGGGGTTATAAATCTTTTCGAGGACAATACCGTTCTCGTCTTGAATTTTTTTGACAGGCTCTTGCTGATCAGGGTTCAATTTGACCATGCCAACTTCGCCGTCGAGGCCCACGATGCGGGCTACACGCTGCGTGTCGTAGATTTTTGGAATCAGATCGACGAGTTGGCGCGTAATATGGCGAATAGCGCGAGCAAGGTTGTCAACGTAATGATATGTGCCCGTATCACCCTGTTTCTCGCGAGCAAGGATCGCTTTTCCTGATCGTTCATTGCTGGTGGCCCCTAGGCTAGAGTCATATTGGCCGGTAGTAGACTTGATGTCATCTGACGCGCCCGCTTTGGCCTGTAGGAGGCCGCTGGACGCCATTGGAGGCTGCGCCCGCTGCGGAAGTGGCAGCATGTTGCCAGCGCCGTCAGTGACGTCGGGATTGACTTCCAGATACGGCCAGTTGTTGGTGTTGGCCGTCTTCCAGTTGTTCTCGTAGCCTTCAAATTGACCGCCATAGCCAATAAAGGGTGCCTTGGGTGCCAGTGCCAGCATCTCGGCTTCTTGGCTGACCCAGTAGTTGTACATACGCTGGGCGTCCTTAGCGTTACGCACCAAGCCCGAGATATATATACGACCATCAACTTCAAATTCGTTACCGACGACGCGGACGACAGGTATCCACTTGCCAGCCCACTCGCGCTCTTCAAGAATTTCAAAGCCGTTGGTCTTGCACCACATGACCTTCTTACGTTCGGCCATACGCGAACGCAGGGGCTTGCCATACATGGCAGCAAGTTGCTTGTCTTCGGGTGTGCCCTCAAACGCAGTCAAGTTGTCGGGATAAAGGTTGAGCTTTTTGTGGTCGGTCTCGTAGTAAAAATATTCCGCGATCCGCACCGTGTTGTCGCCCAGCCATTGGCCGATACTTTGATCGCCCACGCCTTGCGACATGAG